GTAGCAGCCCAACCTTTAAGAACCGATAGCACAGCAGCAAATCCAGAAGCTGCTACTAGTTTCCAGTTGCTTACTCCCATGTCAAGGAAGCTGTTACCACTGATTGTGGCTACTGCTGCTTGTACGAATGTTGCTCCGCATCTTTCAAGTAAATCTAGATATTCTTTCATCGTAATAACGCCTTCCAAGTATTTGGTCCAACTACGCCGTCAACATATAGTAGCCGACGCTTTTGGAACTCCACAACAGCCTTTCGAGTAAGTCTGCCATAATCAGAATCTATCTTGTACCGATATAATCCTTTAGCAGCCAACAACTGTTGCACTACTTTAACCGCTGCTCCTTTAGATCCTTTCTTCAAAGGATGAGCAGTAACTAAGGCTTCTATTTCAGCAAACGCAGCAGCAATACCTTTAACGTCTTGCTTTACTGTTTTGGTAGCTTTTGTACCTTTTAATGCTGGTGCATCAAACCATTTGACTTTGCCGTTTACGACTTTGCAAGGCTGATGATGCCACCACTCACCAGGCACATACGCAACCATGCCATACGATTTAGCTATGGCGTTCACTTGAGAAGTACTGATACCTCGACCAGTAATTCTAAAATCAACGGCATAACCCCAGTTATCAAACGCTGGTTGTTGCATGTGATATGACCCTTGGAAACCTGAAGATGTTTTGCGATCCGGGTTGGCAGCTAGGTTAAATCCTGGCTTGCCGCTTTTGTATCCGTCGTAGAAGTATTTTTGTTGTGCGTAGGTTCGCACACCTGATACGACTTTGACTTTGTTGCGGATACGGCTGTCTCTAAAGAATGCTTCTAGTCTGCGTTTGAACTCTGGGTGTAGTAGTTCGATGTTAACGTGTTTGCTGGTAGTTGGGATCATGTATTAGCTCGGTTGGTTTGGGAACTCACAAGTGTCGGCAGGAGTCCATGTTGCTGGGAAATCCCTTAAAGCTTGCCTGTATGTAGCCCATTCAGCTTTCTTGCTGTCACTTAAAGTACTATCTGCAAATTGTGTCCAATCCGATTTAGCTAAAAGTTTGTCACGTTCATCTCGCATATCGTTTGTATACGTTGTGTTGTTTAGTTCTTCGGCTATTCGCCCATTTCCTAATTTCGTCATACTCTATACCATCCACTTAAATACATGTCAGCGTTTGCCCCTGATGTCAACCAGGTAGCAGGTACTGAACTAGATGTTCCTCCGTTTGCTGTATATGTTGTAGAAGCTAACTGCCCATATATATACGCTTTTCCATTTATTCCTACTATGAAAACACTGAAAATGGTGCTTGCAGCGTTTGGTCGCACCCATCCTATACCCATAGGCGTATACGTTAAATCAGTTGTAGCTGCAACAGGTAAAGTAAAATTAAACGGACCTCCTGAATCATAAACAGTATCAGAAGCTCCAATAAACTCTAAATGCCAATGCACAATATCCCCAACCCGATGATACTTCGCCGTTGTCGTTGCACTATTTGGTGTTATGTCATCCCAAGTAGGTGTCCACGCAGTCCATGTAACAGCATCGTCATTAACAAAATTAATTTCTGCTGCTGTAGCTGTAACCGCTGTAGAGCCAAGAATTAAATCACCGTCAGGAATCGTAACATCCCCAGTCGCAGTAACATTCCTAAAGCCAGTCACATCTTTATTAGCGTCAACGACAACACCTTTAGACGCAGCAACAGTACCACCTGTAACTCCGTCAAGAACGTTAATTTCAGTAGCAGAAGCAGTAACAGCCGTAGAACCCAAAATCAGATCGCCTTCAGGCATCGTAACATCACCAGTTGCCGTAATGTTCCTGAAACTAGAAATATCCTTATTAGCATCAACAACAACAGCCTTAGACGCAACCACCGTTCCAGCAGTAGAACCATCAAGCAAATTAAGTTCAGCAGCACTCGAAGTAACCGCAGTAGAACCTAAAATCAAATCACCTTCAGGAATCGTAACATCACCAACAAACGTAGGTGTCGTATCCCAAGCAGAAGTACCAGTACCAGTACCAATCAACACAGCACCAGAAGCAGGCGTAGTATCACCAGTACCCAACTTCTCCTCAATCTGCAACACAGCACCATTCACATTATTATGAACAGTCGCATGGTTAGGCGAATTAAGATTATCAGAATCCGCTATATTATCAGGAAGCTCATCAGGGTCACGGTCCAACGCACCCGGAAATCTAGTTGCCATCATTCACCTCTTATGGAGTTAAGTCAATCGTAAAAATACCGCCAGCATTAAACGCAATCGTAAAAGTGCCGTTACTCGACGAGAAATCAGCACCAAAATCAATATACGCAATAAGCGGATCATCAGTTAAAGAATCATCATAAATCACAGCGCCCCTGGCGTTCGTGATTGTTGCAGAAGACCATGACGTATCAGCAGCATCAAACTTAATCGTGCCACTTGTCTGGGTTAAAGCTACGCTACCAAGAGTATTACCACCAGCAGTATAACCAGTACCAGAAACCTCATTAGAAACGTCACCCTTAAAATCATGCGCTCCAAAATCAGGAGTGTACGACGACGTAACCAACATAATCTTAATCGTGTCACTGTCCAGGTCTAACGCAAGAGTGTTCTTCAAAGCGTTAAGAAAAGTTATTCCATAAAGACCACTAGCCATCAGCGTTCTCCTCATCAGTTACAACGCTGGCTTGTATCGTCTCAGCCGCTATAACTACATCTACTTGTTCATCTTCCATGATGTCCAATAATAATCTAATCAAATAAAGAAAGATAGAGGGTAGGCTAACCTCCCAGTACAGTCAGCCTACCCTACTACCTAATTAAGAACTATTAGTTAGTTCCTATTGAGGATGATGTTTCAATCCTTCGGATACATTCCTCACGGAATCTTCCGTATCCTACAAGATGATACCAACCTACTGTGTTGAATCGACGTAAGCTGTCGGTTACAGGACCGAACACAATGCTTGGGTCCGCACCGAAACCGGCTGCCCGGCTGTGTGCTTTCGCAAGAGCTTGTCTACCAACTATTACAGTTTTGTATTCATCAACGTTAGAAGCACCAGCGTCAGCGGTTAGCGTAATTCTTGGTGTTTCAATGAAGTCAACTCCACCGAATGTACCAATGCTACCATTTCGGACACCTGCTCCGTCTTGACGAATTTGGTGTTGGATAACGTCAGTTACTGCTGTAGCTGCACGAAGATCGAAAGAAACGTCAGGGTGGATAAATCCAACGTAAACGTTTCCGTCAAATGCAGGTGCAGAAGCAGCTCGTAGGTTAGCAACAGCTTTACGGATAAGACCAGCGGTAACAATGTCACCTGCTGCTAGTTCTCCTGTAGCTGTAGCATCGCCACCGAATAGTACGTTGCTTCCTTCTGTAACAATGTCGTGAACAATCTTATCAAGACTGTCACCCATGTTGTAACCGATAATGTTCGCAGCGTCAGCGTCTATGTTTAAGAAGCTGGTTCCACGGGCTTTAGCGGTGGTTTGTATTGTATTACCGTACTCAGCAAGTGTTACTGTAACTTGTGCGTCACCCATTGTTGATGGTGTGAGGTCAGAAGTTTCAGATATTGCTGAAGTAGCTTGTGATAGGTCACTGTACTTTGTGAACTTAACACTTGCTCCTGCGTGCGATTGGTTTGTGGTTTTAACATCGCAAACCATCTCAAAGAGAGGTTGTGATCGCAACGCAAAGTAAGCGAGCTGTTCAAATGCTGCGTTACCAGCGGAGTTCAGCGAACTCATTTGTGTTATTGCCATTAGGCTATTCTCCAATTAAATTTTGGAGCCTACCTTACGTCATAGCGTTAAAAGTACCGCCGTTAGATTCCCACAACTGTCGAAGTTCATCGACATTCTTGGTTTCTCTAATTAAACTCTCAAATTGAGGATCTGCCACAGGACCAGCATCATCACTAGCTTCAGCGATTCTACGCTCCGCTTCAACTTGCTGTGCAAACTGCGCCTGTTGCTCCAAATTAGTAGTATTGACCTGGCTTACCACATTTGATAAACCTGCACTAGTAGCCTCAGCCTGTATAGCTTCAACACTTAACTCGCCTTCGTAGCCTTTCATAAAGTACTCAGTCATCCTATTAGATGGGTCTAAGCCTGCATCACGAAACACTTCTTTGCGTTGCATTTGTTGAACCTGAGCTTCAAGCTCATCAGCCCTCTTAGCTTTCGCTTCGAGTTCTCTACGCCAATTTGGTTTGGATTCGGTACTAGAAACTTCTTCTGTTTCAGTAGACTCTGTTTCCATTATGTCACTCACCTTCTCATACACGCTAACAACGGTGGAATGCCAGCGGAGTTTAATTTAGTGTGAACGGCTCACCCTCTTAACGGGGCAGATCACATAACTAAATATAGGCAAATTCAGGGTTTGAGTCTATACCCTACTAATTTTGTGCTGATCCAAGACCAGTAGCGCCCATTCCGGTTACCAAACCACCAGTTCTTTGCTGAGTCGCTGCTTGTCTACGTTGCCGCAATCTACGCACTTGAGCTGTAGTTTCTGAGTCTAAACCAAACGACGCTGCTGCTAACTCTGTTGAAGTCACAGCATTCTGTTCACCGAATACTTGTTGTGTTAGACCTGCTTGTTGTCCTAAACGTTGCGATATTTCACGTTGTTGCACGTTCTGCCCGGCTAGTTGTCGAGCTACACCTGTGCCTATTCCCTGTCCTGTGGCTTGTATTGCTGCTGCTGATAAGCCAGCGGATTCCATTTGTAAGCGTTGTTCTATTACGTTTACGCCTCGTTCTGGGTCTAAGAAATAAGATATGAGTTCTCCGTCGTTTTCTACGCCTATGCCGTACATTTCACGCAACTGGTTTTTGAGTTCAGGGTTGACGTTGGATACGGCTGTTGTCGCCATTGAGACTCGTTGTGTCATTTCGGCAGGTGATACATCGTTGCCTATAAACTCTGCAAAGTCGTCAGGGCTGTCGTAGAAGCCTTCTGGTAGTCCTGCTGCTGACATTGTTTGACGGTAGTCTCGTTCTAGTCTTATGTATTCTGCTGGGCTAATAGCTGGCAAACCTAGTTTACTGCGAGTCTCCATACCCTTAAAACGCTCTCTAAATAACTCAGTGTCTTTTATTTGAATCATTACACTTTCGCTTGAAGAACCTTCCATTAAAAATCGGTAAGCATCATTCGCTAAGCCCTCTAAACCATAACCAGCTAAAGCATCTCTAATAATCGTTAAAGCATCTCTGTCATCTTGGGTTTCTTGCGCTTGCATAACAGCATCATCTGTTAGCACTGTATCTTCTTCAAACGCTTCAACAAAACCTCTTACATCTCCCATGCCCATTACGCTACCTCCCCAAACGTTTGACCAATAGAGAACGCCAACGCCCTCGCCTGGTCCTTAGCATCATCAGTTTGCTGCCACTCAGGAAGCGCACGAACAAAATTTTTGACTTCAGAAAGATTCATCGCTCTAGCATCTGTACCCCCATCAGGGATGTACTCAATAACATCAGAAAACTCGTTATATAAATCAACATTCCTGCCAAGCATACTTTCTATTTGTTGTTTATATGGAGCAAAATACTGACCTGGTGTTAAACCCATTTCTCGAATAACTTTATCTAACGTCGGGAATCTAGATACCGCTATTTGCTTTAAGTTTTGCTCGTATGCTTCAACAGTTGATTCTCCTGTGTAAAGCAATTCAGCCCATTGCTCTATTGAACCCTCACCTTGTTCTGGCAAAGGAGCATAGTAACTCCTCGCTAGTTGGCGCAAATTATCTTTTTGTGCTGCAAAACCTGACAATTCACTTACAGTATTTTGCATTTGTAACTGACTAAAGATTATTTCCCTAATAGCTTCCGTGTCTTCACTATCACCATTTTTTGCTAGTGTCTGCGCTAACGTAAACGCATCTTGTTCGCTTAAGTCAAATCCTAGGAATTGTGCTTCTTTGGTTAGTGCGTCTGTTGTTGGCTCTAGGAACTCTTGTCGTTCTGGGTCGCTCATTTCGCCCCACATAACATCGTATGTTCGTCGGGCTACGTCGGTTGTTTGCCACCATTCTGTTTTTTGTAGAAGTCCTTTGACTCTAGTCATGCTGGTTATGCCGTTGTTGACGATGTAGTCCATTAACCTTATTTCTGTTTCTCTTGACTCGTCGTCGTAGCTAACAATAGTTCCGTCTGCTGTTACACCAAGCAACATGTTTAGCGCTTGATCTCTGAAGAAGTAGCTTGCTCCTCCGAATTGTTCTTGAAGTAGTGAGTATATTTCATCTCGGTCTGCTTCTTGTTCAGCCATTATTTGAGCAGCAGTAAGACCAGTAGAAGTCTGTTGTTGTTGTTCTTGTTGTTGTCTTTCTTCAGTTTGTTGTTGAACAGTAACCGTATCAGCCTGCGCTCCGAAATTACCAAAGATAGGGTCATCTGCCGGATCTGGAGGAGGCACATTGCTTATGCCTGAAACACCAAAGATAGGGTCAGCTTCAGGAGGAACAGAAACGTTAGGGTCAACTGTTTCCGTAACTTCAGTTTCAGGAACTGTGCCAGGATCACGCAACTGCCTTCTAGTTAAGCCACTTTGTAATCCCTCTATTCGGGCTGCTTCAGCAGCATCTTCTTCCGCAAATCGCACATCCCTAGCTTCTTGCGCTTTTTGATCGAAAGTATTTAACTTTACTAACGCTTGCCTAGCGTTAGTAGCTTCAAACCGTTTAATTCCAAGAGAGTTATAGTAGTTAAGCAAAGAGCCTTGCGGTCTAAATAACCTAAACGCTTGATTACTTAACGTGTTATCTACTTGATAGATTCCACCGCTAACTCCTTTATCGACTACTGTTTCGGTGGTGGATGCTACTCGTTCAAATTCTTTACGGTCATGTTCGTATAACGCTGTTCTTGCTAGTTCAGCGTCACCGCTTTGATTTAACGCTCCCCATTTTTTAATAATGTCTTCGTTGTCTTGCAAAATAGTATTGAGACTACTTGTGGCTTGGCTTTCGAGATCGTTGAGTAATTTGTCAACGCCACCTTCTCTTATTAATTTTGTAGCGTCTTCTAAAGGTGGAGCGTCAAAACCTAACTTTTCAGCTTCATCTAACAAAGGCATTAAATCTTGCCCTCTGGCTAAATCAGGTATTAGCTCTTCTTTAGATTGTCTAGCAAGTATTGGATCTATCCGCCTTGAACGTTCTGCCTCAATAGCCTGCAACAAAGCATCAATACTATTAGCCTCATTAGCTATAGGAGAAATAGCGTTCCTTGTTTCATTCCAAACACTATTAAAAAAACGACCTACCTCAGAGTTCCAAGCCCAATTTTCATCATCAAATTCTCTTGTAAGCGGAGAATCAAACAACCAAGCACGCTCATTGCCTTGAGAAATATTAGCATCATTTTTTTTATCTCTATTACTTGCACGCTGATCATCAAGAATAATAACAGCCATTATCTACGCCCTCCAATACCAGCAGCCTGCATAATCAACGCAGCAGCATTAGAATAATCCATAGCACCAGCCTCAACCGGAGCAGCACCCCTAGCGAACTGTTCAGCTTGAGCACCAACAGAAATACTAGAAATACCAGAAGCCTGCATACCATGAATCTTAGAAACAAACGCTTTCATCTCATCATTCGTCATCTTACGACCAAGCACAGACGCAGACGCATCATTCAACGCTGCCTGCAACCCAGCCGGGTCCATATAATTCACAACTCTCTTAGGAGCATTCTCAGCATCTATCTCAGCTACACGATCTTGGAATGCTTTTGCGAGTTCAGCAGATGTCATTTCACCAACATCTCCTCGTCGAAGAATGTCTAGAAAAAATGTGTTGTCGTAGGCTACTGCTTCTTCAGCTAATCCAATAACTCCCTCAACAACAGTTTGAAAATTAGGTATATTTAACGAACCGTCATCGTTAAAAATTTGTTCGTAATCTCCTCCGTATGAGCCAGGTATATTAAGAAAAATTTCGTATGCAATAGCTTTCTGCTCTTGCTCTCCTAACGCTCCAATAGCTTGACGTATAGTATCTGACATAATCGCAGATTGTTGCATTTCAACTTCTGCACCACGACCTCGACGTTCTGGACCAACAGTTAAAGCTCCAGGTCTTTCAACAGGAGGTCTTTCTACTTCTACAGTTTCATACCCTATAATGCCTCTAACAGCACCATACGCAGCCGAACTTGCTTGAGCAGCAGTAACACCGTATTGATCTTCAAATTTTTGTCCGTAATTTTCTGCCATTTATACCTTCATTAAAGAAACAAAACTGTTTTTGGGTATCATGTCGTTTTCAAAATACCTATCGTACACAACCGAAAATTCTGGTCGTTTAGATAATTCTTCTTTTTCTCTTTGCCAAAACAATAATAGGTCAGCGTTAGTGTCAGATTCTAGATTCAAGCTTCCATTTTCCTCAGCGTGTCTACGAACCAGTTCTTGTTCAATAAAGCCACGCAGTTCAAAGTAATCAATTAAATGCCTGGCCGATGGTCTGGTTGTAGTTAAGTCAGAGAACTTATCGTCACTTAATGCAACGACAAAGCCTTCGATGACTCTAGCCATTTTGCCTTCATCTCTACCTGAATCCCAAGCTTCACCCCATAACGGATGTTCTTGCCGTATTAAATCTATTTGTTCTTGTTTAAATCGTTGCAGATCAGACATTGCTGTACTGTTTAAACTGTACGGCAAACCTAAAGCTTGTCGATCATCTTGAATAGTGCGAATAAAGTCACTTAACTCTGTGTATTTAGTCCAGCCTTCGCTAACGTCAACGCCTTCAATAAGCGCTTTCGGTGATTTAAGTTCACGACGTTTCAAACCCGGAGTTAACGGACTTACATCCATTGTGGTTTGGCGACGATACGCTGCTTGATTAAACAAGTACTCCTCGTCTTTACCGCCAAGACTTAACGTCACCCACGCACCTATCTCAGGATGTGACTGCACAAGGTCTTGATACTTTATGTACGCTTCTTCTGACACAGCAGACGCAGCAACACCATCGTTCAATTTAGTCATTCGACTAGTTAAGTACACGAACTCTTCTCCGTGTTCTTCTAAGAACAACGCTGTTCCTTCGTCGTAACCGTGTTGTCGTTGCAACTCTTTAATTTGTTCCATTAAATCTGCGTAAGGCGAAAGCATTGTTGTTGATGTAGGTGAGAACAAGCCAGCAGCAGATCGGAACATAAAGAACTGCTCTGCACGTTCTTCAGCTTCTTTAACTCTCTGCAACACCCATTGCTCGTTACCTAAAAGACTTGAAATGCCACCAGGCGTTGATTGCTCATACTCTGTTAATACTTGTTTAAAAAAGTATGTTACTTGCCGTTTCTTGGCTGGTGTGTCCATGTAAATGTTGCGTAGGTTCTGAGCGTATGCTGGAGCGAAACTTGCAAATGTTTGTTCAAAAAAACCGCCTTCAGGATGCCCAAATGGGAACATAAACTTAAACGTGTCTTCCAATGAAGGATCTTCTAACACAGCTTGCCTAATAGGTATTGACGCTAACGGTCCAACACCCGGAGTTGTTGACTGAAGCATTGACGCTAAACCTTCTTTACTGAACCTAATATCGTTATCTATTAACGCTTGAGATAACGGACCAGGTGTTAATACGCTTGCAAGGTTTTTGACTGGTTGCGGTAACCTAAACACAATATAGCTTTGCGTAGCAAACTCACGTTTTTCTTCGTCAGTTAAATCACGACCTAATTCTTCTCGACGTTCAGCTATCTTCGCTTCATCGTATTGGTACACTTCTTCCATACCTAAGTATTTGGCGTTCCACGGTGTCTGATACACGTTGACCATTTTGCCTACAAAGTAAGGATTTTCTGTAGCAAGTTTGCTCCATCTACCTAACACTTCTTGCCAAGCGTTAAAGAATGGGAATATGTTTGCTGTGATCTCAGCGAACCTTGTTTCTTCAGCTAAATCATATAACAAATCTCTGGTTTCTTTGAGAGCTGATTTTCTAGCTTGGTCTTCTATCTTCGTTAAGCTTTTTTGCGAAATGTTTACCATGCCGTCAGCGTCTGTGTATAAGGCTAGTCTGCGGTTTACTTCTCGTTCGTATTTTGTTCTGTAGTATGGGTTTCTTGATAGTTGATCGGCTGGTGTTTCACCTAGTATTTTGAACATGTTTTCAACGAACTCTCCCATAGCTCCGGTGAATGCTCCTCTGCCGTAGTCTATGGTTCGCATGTTTGGTGACGTTGATTTACCAAAGTTTGTTATGCCTGTTTGTTCACGAAATTGTTCAACAATAAATTTTAAATCAGTTGTAGGAGCGTAAAAGCCTTCGTCTACTTGTTCTTTAAACTCTTTGCGTAAGATTGTTTCTACTTCGTTCCAAGTGACATTACCACCTGCTGCTGCCCTTGCACGCAAATCGTCAAAGCCGTAACCAGCAGGCAATATCTCATTAAATTCATCAATAATGTCTCTAGCTTTTTGTGTAAAGTTAGCAACGTCAGGTTCAGTATGGTATTTAATTGCGTCAGTTAAACCAAGCCTTGCTCTCAAATCAGCATTTTCACGCAACAACTTAGCTAAACCTTCAACATCATCAGACCAGGCAAGTTTGTAAAATTCAGGATGCCTGTCACTGATCTTTGTGGCACGCCCAAGCAAAGCATCCCAGCCTTTAACGAATTGCGCTTTTGTGGTGCTTTTTTCAAGTATATCCCAAGGTTCCCAGTCAGCGTCAACAAATCGAAGGATCTCACGCCTTTGCGCTTGAGTAACGCCCTGCATTAATGAAGATGTGCTTCTAGTTGATGAAACAGACGCAGAAATAATTTCACGGAAATCAGCAGTATCACCGTATCCGTTACGCAATGTCGCACCGTATACGCTCATGTTAGCCATGCCAGCTTTGTCCATTAACACATGCGCTCGTTCTAAATTGTCAGTAATGTCATCAATGTTTTCAATACTTACCCCTTCAGGTGTAATGACATCAATGGCTTCTCGCATACCATCGGCTCTTGAAAGCATTGTTTCTGCTTGTTGTCGAAGACCTGCGTCACCGTTTTCTAACGCTTCAGATAATAGTTTCCTAGCTTCTACTTGCAGTCCTTCTGCGACTGTTAACCCGGCTTGCCGTCTTGCTACGTTTCGTACTCGTTGGTATCGTCTAGCTCCGTAAACAGTTGACCAAGCTATTGCTGGCGTAAACCCGAACAATGCTGAACCTATTGCTAGCCTCGCTAAACCTGCTTTAGTCATTAGTTGTTGTGTTGGTTTAGGCACAAATTTGTTAACTTTAGTTTGATTTAAATTTATTTCTTTAACTGTTTCATCAATTAAGTTATCTATTGTTTTGCCTTTAGATTCATGCCATCGTACTGCATCACCTAAATTTTCAACTTTAGCGCCTTGTTTAGTTGCTTCTTCAACTGCTTCATTCATAATTTTTGGAACAAAATCATCAAGTCCCATCTCAACGCCACGAGTCGCATACACATTACGCATATCACCAAAGCCACCAATAAGATTACGCAACTCATTCATCACACCCAAATCAGCAGCACGACGCAACGTTTCATCCAACTGCACACGACCAGGCCATTTAGGAGTCAACAACACGAAAGGTCGCCAAATTTGCATAGTTGACGTAGCTAACGAACTACCAGATGTTCCGACAATCCTAGCCCCATCTTTAGTTTTCTGTAACGTTCGTGTCCTACGATTACCGAACTTATTAAACGTTCTATTTATTTCAGTATTGACAAGATCCCAACGTGGCATAACGCCTGACTGACGCATCTGCTGAGGAGTCATACCTGTCATAATTGTATGAATAGTGCCTGTTTCAGGGTCTTGCACTCTATACGTTGTTTGTTTATTTGTCGCTGATAATGTTCGACGGCCAGGTCGGTCAGTGTCCATGCCTTTCCTAGCTTGACTAGCTTCGTTAATTGTTCTACCGCTTTGTAAACTATCCCCTATTGTCAATTTTTCATCAATTTGTTTCTCAATTTGCTCTCTGGCTTTTTCCATGCCGTCAGCTAAACCAGATTTCATATCTTCGCTTGTTTCACTAATAAGTTCATCTGCTTTCCGAGACAAATTATCAACAGCATCATCAAACAATTGTTTAAACTGAACTGGGTCACCACCCCTAGCAGTTATCCTGGCCCACTCACCAAGCAACTGGTCAATTTCGGTTCTAGTAATAATTCGTTGGTTTCTAGCTTTGCCTGCTACTTTGCCCGGTATTTTAACTCTTGACGCTGCTTGAAGCATTCTTTCAAATTGTGTAAATGCTTGAGTGTCTTGGAAATCTATTAACGCTTGAGGGTTACGTTCTGAGAAGAATCGTAGTTTGCGGAAACCTAAAGGATTGACAACGCTTCTAACGTAGTATTCTTCGTATCCTCCGTTAATGTCTTTTCTATCTCCGAAACGTTTCTCTAATCGATTTATTGATCTGGTGAAATAATCTCCGAATGCGTCTGTGTAAACTTTAGCAACAGACGCTGTTGGTTCGGCTATTGATTTTAATTGAGCTACTTTCATGTTTTCTAAGCCAGCTATCCGACGCAACATCATTTCAGTCAAATCTTGAAGATCAGCGTTCGTGCCAAGAATGTCAGGATACTTCAAAGTAGGTTGACCATTCTCATCAAACACTTTCCTACCTTGAGACTCAATCACACCTAAATAACCGTCGTACATGGTCACCCAATCAACGTCATTTAAACCAGCAGATTTCTCAGCGACTTCTTTCTCTAACCGAGCTTTCTCAGCTTTCATTTCTTTCGTTACTGCTTTTTCAACATTTTCACTATCAGCTATTAACTGCCTAACGTCATCCAAATCATTTACTGCTGACAAAAAACTGTCATCTGTCATTAACGCTCTAGCAGCGGTTGCTGCTTCGCCAACTTCACGAAACACGCTCATGTCACCCATAACGAACCTAGCGTTTAATCTTCTTGCTTGCGGAGTAGCACCATTAGCTATCGCAAACGCTGCTTCTTCAGGCATCCTGCTACCTTTACGACTTAACGTTTCCCGAAGAATACTAAATCGTTTATCAGTCGCTATTTTCGCTGCATCAGGGAGCAACACGCCACTTCCGTCAAAACCGTTACTAGCTTTCACATAATCTGCGCTAACTTCATCCATAGCTTGCTCAACTTTTTGCCACGCCTTACTATTCAAGTAACCGCCCCTAGCAACACCATCAGCTCCGACAACACCGTTAATTCGTTGCGACACAACTTGTTGCCCGACAAGGTTCCTAGCAGCAATCTGTTGATCGTTTAAACGTGGCTTACCTAACAAAGTTTGTTTAAATATGCCACCGCCAGGTGTGTAAATTTTTTGGGGAGCTATAATGCCACCCATTTTTTCAAAGTTAGATCGACCTAAATGCGTTACGACATTGCCAGCGTTGTCTAAAGAAGCGATAACTGTTTTGCCTCGCAGAATGTTCGCACCGCCACCTAAAGCTATAGCCATTGGATCAGCAAACTCTTGGAAGAAATCTGCTGTTCCTGAAATAAGGTTAAATAATGAATCTTCTCGAATGTCGTTGTACGCATCCTCATCAAACGGATCTATGTTGTATATGGCAGCAGCGACGGATTGACCAAACGTTCTTTTGTCGTTTATTTCCCAAGCTGAAGCCCACGTTGACCCATCAAACAATTCGCTTATGTCAGTGCCTGATATGCCAGCGTTAATAACTGTTGCTAACGTTCCTAACGGTCTGTCAACAGCGTTTTGTATGGTCCAGTCCCATGCTTCCATTGTTGGTTCAAGCACAGTACGAAAAGGTTTACGCACAAACTCAGGTAACCCTCCAACAACAGAACCAACGATTCCTTCAGGACCAAACGCACCGCCAATGACTTGCCCAAGTAAATCTTCTTGCACTGAATCAACAAAAATCTTTATACCTTCACCGGGATCAGTCGTTGCTTTAGCTAACGCTCTGCCTGTATCGTAAACAAATTCAGCGCCTCCACCGACAACGTCTATAACACCGCCGACAACACCACCGACACGATCAAAAAAACCCATTATTGATCCTTATTAATAAAATCTTCAGTGTTTCCTACAAATGCTCTCATTTTACGAACAGTGTTACGCAACTTCGGATTAGCGAAAGGTTCAGAAGCCATAGCCTCTAACGCAGGCAACGCAGCCATAATACGCATACGACGCTCAATCGTGATCTCAGGTGCAACAGGTTGATTAGGTAAACCAGCAGTACCAATAGGTTCAGCAGGTCTTTCCGTAGGTCGATTAAACGCTGACTCGCCAGGTCGCATCGTAGGTATCTGCGGTTCTTCCATTTCAGGCAACGCAACAACACCCTGCGATTCTTCCTGCATTTTTGCTTGACCGTACTGTTGACCAGTAGCAGTCTGCGTTTTCTGACCTTTACCTTTTCGTGGCATTACAACGCTCCAAGAAGTTCACGCAAACCGGCTGCCCCTCCCTCGGCAGGAGGCGGTGCTACCATAGCTTCTGCTCCTGCTCCGGGCTGGGCTATGCCAGGTTGTGCTTCAGGGGATGTGGGAGATACCATTTCGGCTTGACGTTCCTGCGCTTCACGCTGTACTTTCTCAACAGCTTCAGGCAATTCCATTCTGTCAGACTTAACAAGTTCAATAATGCGAGCAACATCAGACGGCGGTATAGCCCCCGACGCTGCTTGCTGCTGAATGCCAGCCAACAAACTTTGCTCTAATTGTTCAGACGTAACAGCGTCACGTTCAGATTCAACATCCTCAACTAAAGGATCTATTTTCATAAAGGATTCTTTTGACATCGTTCCCATTGCCAGCCTTTGACCGCCAGCGATAACAAGATTATTAATGTCAGCCCCAGCGTGACTATAACTGACCACATTGTCATCTGTCGTAAAGTGCTTGTTCGGAACATAATCTACCTTGCCTTTCACTTTGCCCATCGAAACATAGAAAGACTTAGATTTATTACCTGCATGAGCTTTCGCCATAGTAATAGCTATCTTGTTTTCTGTTTCTAACGAGCGAGCAAGGATACGTTGCGATTCCTGAACAGCGAAATCAACAACAGCGGAAAGCACAGCGTCGCCACGGCGACCAGTACGAATGTTGCTAGTAGATTCACCACCGAACTCGGCAGGGACACCAGCAGTTAAACGTTGCGCTCTTTCCAAACGATCTATAGCAGGGTTCGTCATAAAACCTGGCTGTAATTGCATGTCTCGCAAATCACCGCCACGGAGAACACCAACCTCACCTGTCAACCCATTCGCAGGATTAATGATAGTTGGTTGTTCACCAGCACGACCCACTAACCATGTATCAGGGAAAATACCCTTTTGCACAGCTATGACTTCTAACGCCATGAGCTTTGCTTGTTGCTGATACATTCCTAGTATGCCGTCAAACTGTCCGTTCGGTTCATCCAACGATATTCGCTGCGACATGATGACTGGGCAAACACCTGTCAAGTTAGGTGTGCGTTCCAGCTCTGCAATGATAGGTTCGTGATTGTCGTTCATTGTATGCACGCCAACACTATGAGCAGGATTGTGTATTGCTACTAACACATATTCTTCACGGTCAACGTATTCAATAAGTTCAACAGGTCTGTCATTGTCGTATGGTGCTTCGTTAACGCCAGCGAATCGTAAAGCAGCGTCAGGATAATGTCTACGAATCCAACCTTGCGAACGCTCATAACCAAACACGCAATCAACAGGACTCATTTCATCAGGTCCACGCAAATTAGACGGATACGCTGTCAAAGGGTCACGCACATGCCATGTAGGGCAACCCTTTTCATGGTCAAAACGTATCTGCACAATACTGCTTGCATATCCGATAAGATGCCTTGCACGTTTCGCAAGTTGCATATCAATACGAGAGTTCTGCCACCAACCAAACAAAGCTTTGCGACGAATCGCAGCGAACTTCTGCGCTTGCTTAGATGACTCATCTTCAGGTGGGCAAACAATATCAGGAGTAACAGACGCTATACGCATAGCAGTCTGATCCAAACCCTGCGCCAACAAGTTAGCAACAGATGAAGCTTCAGTAGAATCTATTTCAGGTAACGGTACGATAACGTCACCGTTATAATGATCACGGATAAGACGCATGCGTTCTTTGACACCAGCATGATTAGATGACCGTGTGTAGTACAGGTCTACGATTTGTTCAGCGCTTTTCATGTATTAGCTTTCTGTTACCCACGAAGGTCGCCATAGTTTGAGAGGCTCAGACATAGGCGTATATAATTTTTCAAGGTTATGTTCTACGAACCATTGTGCCATTACACAGTCATCAGTTCTAGACCCTGTACCTTCTGGGTTCCATTTTGTTACTTCATTAACTAAAAGCAAAGAATGAGGTCTAGCATCAGTTCGTTGCTTGCCAGGAAGTCGAATACGACCCAACCTGTACAACGGAGCTAACATTTGCACACCATACTTAGGGTCACCCTTGTTTCTAGAGTGCGTATAATGAGGGACTAGCTCTACGCCTCGCAAAGCTGACCACCGTCGGAAATGATCGTACTGCAAAATAAACTTTTGAGCTGCGTTAGCTTCGACTATCCAATGCGTAATAGGGTTACCTATCTCGTTGCTTATCTGCCACCACTCTTCAGCTATGCCGGTAAACTTTTGTGTGTCATGGTTCCAATCAAGGAACGCTGGTGCATCCATTTTGCGCCTGTACGACTCTAATAAATAACGGTATTCGCTTTCAGGGCAATACGCCCAGCATTGCAAAGCCCAAAAATTAGATGGAGAAGGGTCAGCAGACGCTACAACCATTACATCACCAGGCAAATAGCGTGGCACTTCCCACAAATCACGGTCTTTATCCCAGCACCCAATGTAGTCAACGCCGTTTTTGCCTTGCCCACCGCTAATCCACAAAGGATCTACAAGGACAGAAGCAGGGTCAGAGTCCTCTTGCTGGTACAGTATTTCGTATCGGTCAGGAGTTTGCGCTTTCACATGCCGTATTTTTCGCCACGGCAACCGTCGAGGATACAACAAACACCCTTCAGGATATGGAGGAGAATCTACGCTATGTAATTGTTCGCATTTATCCTCATAATGAGCTTTGTATTTAAGGTGACTGTACTTACGTTCACCGTCACCATCTACCTTATCCTCATCAACCTCGTCATAATCTTCATCAACAGGAGCAAATTTATCTAACGCATAGCGGTAAATATCATCAGAAGCCATACGCTGTCCTTGCAACACAAGCAAACCACCCGGCTCTAACCGTGTTTCAGCTACTTCATCCCACCAACGATACATGTCAGTTCGTGATTCACTGTTACGCATCTTGCGAGGGTCCCATACGTCATCCCAAATAATAAGATCAAAACGACCACCTAGAAAACCAGAGTCCATACCGAACGCTGACCATGAAGGTTCTTTCTGCGATAAGGCTACGTCACCTGGTTGCACAATGGTAAATGCTTCTGCACGCCATATTTCTTTAGCGTCAGGTTTAAACTGCCCGAAGTCTTGCTGTAGTGTGCGTTCAGCGTCAACCGCTAACCCTAATTTAGTGTCGTTTAGTTCGGCACGAGCGACATGCTCTCGTTCAAACTCCGCCCTCAAACGCCGTGTGTACCATTCAGCGAGACGTTGAGTCGAGGAACCGAGCATTCCACGAATTGCTCTATTGCGGACTGTCGCCCATGCCGGGAGCACCTTAGCGAAAAACGTTGATTTACCGCTGCCCGGCGGTGCATTTATAACAACGTATTCCTCTATAGGTGTTTCAAAAAGCGAAAAAATTTTCTCAGTGGCTTCTATCTGCCACGGTTGTAGGATAATCCCGAAATAGCGTAACGCAAATTTCTCTATGTTATCCCAACACTCTTGTATTTCAGGTGGTAGTTCTTCGTAGCTGGGTATGTCAGATACGCCTAGCTTGCCGACTTGTTCCTTGGCAACCACATAGTTGCGAGTAGATGCAGCGCCTGACTCGTTATCTCTAGCTGAATGATAGTTAACGCCAGCTTGCTTTGCTGCTTTCCAAATACTGTTGCTACGTCGGAGAATAAGGTATTCAACCCATTTTTCTACTGGTGTAGCTTTACCAGAAGCCACTTACTTCCTGCCTCTGTTCCTAGCCCTATTTTTAGACGGCGACTCTAACGTATAACCCCCACTTTTCTTATGGGACACATCTTTGCCACCTTTACCGACAATTCCACGACGGCGACGTTCCTTCTGCAAATCAGCACGATACTTTCGACGCTTCGCAGATTTATGATACTTTGTGTCATACGCTTTCTTCTTAGCCCTAGCTTTAGGATTCTTACGATAATACGCAGCCGTAGCTTTAGGCTTCGCTACTTTACGAGGAGCCACACATCACCACTTAGTCTTATTAGCCCAATACGCAGCCGACATCTTACCCTTAGCAATGTTCTTAGCATGACGAGCCTTAAACGACTTACGCCTAGCTTTACCCTTAGCAGTCTTAGGGTTCTTACCAGCACCAGACACACCCTGCTGACCAAACCGAATAGTCTTAACCTTGTTACCCTCTTTAGCCACAACAACATGCGACTTCGTAGGATGTTTAGGAGTACGCTTAGGTTTGTTATACCCAGACACGCCAACTCTAGCCAAACGAGGATCTTTCTTCTTAGGCATTAGCGTTTCTTCTTAGCAGGTTTTCTTTTCTTAGCTGTCTTAGCAGCCTGCTTAAACGCCTTATTCGTAGGCGCACCCTTAGAACCAGGCTTACGCATACGCTCACCAGACCCAGCTTTAATCCTGCGACGCTTCGCATGAATATTCGCATACAAACCTTTTTTAGCAGGCATTACTTCTTCCTTTTCTTAGGCTTACGCTTCTTCTTAGCTTTCATAGGCTTACCATAACCATACGCCACAACAATCTCCTTTACTGACAACTCTCACAAATGTCAGGGTTCTCTAACCCACACTGTAACACCTCGTCATTATCATCATCAATTATTTCATCGAAATCTTCAGAAAACACAAAAAAGCCCCTTTCAAAAA